CACCCTGGCATCGGTTGGCGACGGCCTCGACGGCACGTTTGTTGTCCTGGCACAGCCAGCGCACCAATTCGTCGGCGTCGACACTGAAGGCAACCTTCTGTTTGACCTCGAGGTGCAATACCCAAACCAGTTGCTGTTCTACGATGCCGGCGACGACGTGCTACGCCAGTCGATCATCCCGATCGGCACATGCACATGGGCACCAACCTGCACTTGGATTACAGCCCAAAACATTTTGGACTGGTTGGGTATCGCAGTGGCCACCGCCAGCGACCAGGCGTTTGTGACCCAGTGCGCGGCCGCGGCAAACGCATTTTGTTACCGCCGCCGCCAAGAGGCCGGGTACCTGCAGGACAGCCTCACCACGGCCCCGTCTGATGACGTGAAGCTTGGAACGATTCAGTACGGCGGCATGTTGTACCGTCAGCGCGGAAGCATCGATTCGTTCGCCCAGTTCGACACCAACGGCATGAACCCCGTAACGGGCCTGTCAGGCGTGATCAAACAGCTTTTGGGTATTGACCGCCCACAGGTCGCCTAATGACCGTACAGACGTACACAGATCTGTTTAACGAGGCACTGACCGACCTTGAGACCAACATTGCGGCCTTAACCGACCTGGTAGTGGTCACGGACCCGCGAAACCTCGCCCCGCCCTGCGCGTTTATTGACGCACCCCGGTTCGATTGCTGGTCGTCGGCGATTGCCAAAGTGACGTTCCCGGTGCGCCTGATCAGCCTGGGCCCCAACAACCTGGACGCGCACCGAAACCTTTTGAACCTTTCCGCGCAGCTCATGAACGCCGGACTGGGCGTAACTGACGGCCGCCCGACTGTGGCAATCATCGGCGGCGTAGAGCTGCCCGCCTATGATCTAAATATCAGCGTTCAGGCACAGGCTTAGGAGAACGACATGGCAAAAATCATCAGCCCTAGGCTCGGGACACCGGGCGACGACTTCGACGAAGCCGCCGCGCTCGAGGCCGGCATCAATGTGCAGGCGTTGATCGACGGCGGGTTCATTTCCACCAGCAAGGCCGCCAAATCTGCTAAAACCAATTCCGAACAAGAGGAGACCCGCTAATGGCTACGTCCACAATTCTCAGCAACCCCACAGTGACGGTCAACGCAATCGACATGTCCGATCAGTGCACCAGCGCCGTGTTCCACATCAACTATGCGCAGCTCACCGCAACCGCATTTGGCGACGTGGACAACAAGTATGTCAAGGGCCTCGGCGACCACAGCGTCGACCTCGAGTTCTACATGTCGTTCGCGGCCTCGGAAACCTGGGCAACGCTCAAGAGCCTGGTCGGCACCACGACAACCGTTGTTGTCAAGCCTGCAAGCGGCGCGGCCTCGGCGACGAATCCAGGTCTCACTCTGACGGGGTGCTTCCTTGCCGAGCTGCCGACGAATTTTGCCCTGGGCGAGCTTTCAACGGCCACAATCAGTTTCACCGGCGGCGTTTACAGCGAAGCGACCAGCTGACCAAACCTTCAACAGAAAGTAGCCCGACATGCGTCTGAACCTGCGTTACGAACGCGAAGGCCAAGTCCACGAAGTCACCACCAACCTCGCCGTCATCGTGGCGTGGGAACGCAAATTCCGCGCCAAGGCCGCGCAACTGGCAAACCAAATCGGTGCCGAGGATCTGCTGTATCTGGCGTTTGAAGCATCAAAGCGCAACGGCATCGTGGTGCCCGCCGACTTTGACCGTTTCGTCGAAGGCGTAACCGACATCGAAGTGATCGACAAGGCCGACGCAAACCCTACCCCCGGGGCACAGTCCGACGTTCCCTAGCCGAAATGCTGGTTACCGTCGGCTGGTGGCCCCCGGACATAGAGTTCGATCTAAAAGACCTCAACACGGTTGCGAAAGTGATCGAGGACAGAAACCGGGAACATGGCCGCCGTAAGTAGCTTTCAAATCTACGGATTACAAGAGGCGCTCAAGGCGCTGAACGATTTTGACCGCACACTGCGCCGGCAAATCACGAAAGACATTCAGGGCGGCGCGGGTCGCAAACTGGTGACCGCGGCCCGGTCATTTATCCCGACTAAAGAACCACTGTCAGGCATGGCCAAATCGCCTTTGATCGGCGGCCGCGAAACAACCCAATGGGACCGCAACCAGGTCGAACGCGGCATCAGGTCGATCGTCGGGCAGCGTGCCAGGCCGCCCAAAAACATCACGTTCTCTAACGGGCGCACCGTCGCGTTTAAAGGCACACCATTCTCGCTATTGGTGTTGCAACAGAAAGACGCTGCCGGCGCAATCTGGGACCACGCAGGCCGCGCTAACACAAGCACAGTGTTTGTCCAGAATCTCATTAACGAAGGCGAGCATGTAGGACCCGCTACCGCGCCTCGAGCGTTGCAACCGGCCGCGGAACAGGCAACCCCCACCGTTGAGGACGAAGTGCGTACAATCGTCGAAGACGTAATGAAAATCGTGAACCGCAGACTGGTGTAGCCCGTGGCAATCAATATCCCCATTTTTTCTAGCCTGGACACCAAAGGGTTTGACCGCGCCAAAAAGGAATTTCAAAGCCTTGAAGGGTTCGGGCAGAAAGCCGGGTTCATTGTCAAAAAAGCAATGTTGCCGATCGCGGCCGCGGCGGGCACTGTCGGTGCAGCTCTCGGGGTAGCCGCTAAGGCAGCTGCAGAAGATCAAGCCAGCCAGGCACAGCTCGAGCGTCAGCTACTCGCATCGACCGGGGCGACGCATGCACAGATTGCGGCCGTCAACGATTACATCAGCAAAACCCAACTGTCCCTGAACGTCACCGACGACATGGTGCGCAACGGCCTCGGCACCCTGGTGCGCGCAACCCGCGACACCACACAGGCACAAAAGCTAATGAACCTTGCCCTGGACATATCCGCGGCGACCGGGAAAGACGCAGAAACCGTCTCTTTGGCATTGGCAAAAGGGTATTCGGGTCAGCTCACAGCTTTAAAAAAACTGGGTGTGCCGCTCGATGAAAACATCGTCAAGACGAAAGATTTCGAAGCCGCGACCCGGCAACTAACCGACGTATTCGGCGGGGCCGCGGCCACCAAAGCAAACACGTTCCAGGGCAAGCTTGAAGGCCTCAAGATCAGGTTCAGCGAAATGGTCGAATCGGTCGGGTACGAAGTACTGCCAGCGCTTACCAGTCTTGTCGACCTAATTACAAGGGTTGTTGACGCATTTGGCAAAAAAGGATTGGCCGGCGCGTTCGACGTATTGCGCCAAAGCATGCGTGAATTAGGGCGCGATCAAAGCGGCGTTGTCAATGGTTTTGGCGAATTCATCAACGGTCTCATTACCGTTAGAAACGTCGTTGCTCACGTTGTCAATGGCATCATTCGTGCATTTAACGCACTGCCATTTCTTGATGACATTCCGCTCATTGGGCAAATGGAAAAGATCGGCCCCAACCTCGCCAACTTGTACGCGTTTAAATCCGTTGTCGAATTGACCGCGGCCGCTCAACAAAAACTGAATAACACAATGGGTCCAGTGGCTAGCCGCGACCTAAAAACGCTGAACGAATACCAGAAGTCGTACAAACAATCATTGCAACAAACGACTGATGCCACCGACGAATTGACGAAATCGACAGGTGGCGGCGGCGGCGGCAGTATCAAGAAACTCAAAGAACAAAAGACTGCCCTCGAGGACACGACCAAAGCCGCCAAAGAATACGCCGCGGCGCTTGACGACGCAATCGAGCGCGTCCGCGATCAATTCAGCCCGGCGCTCAAGGACGCAAACGACAAACTTGCTGCGGCCCAGGGCCTTTACAACGATTTCTATAAAGGCATTTACGACGGCATCACCGGCGTTATGGACATCGGCGCAGCCTGGCAAGAGGCCGCCGACTCGGAAGGCGCGAAGACGTTTTTCGGTGTTTTGGCCGACCAGTCAAACAAAGCGACCAAACTTGCCGGCAATCTCACCAGGCTCATACAAGCTGGCCTCGATGACCCGTCATTGCTGCAGGCGATTATTAGCCAGGGCGCTGATACTGGCATTGCCATTTCGGACGCAATCCTTGCCGGTGGCGCACAGGGCCTCGCCGACATCAAAACCTGGACCGACGCAACCAGCAAAGCCGCGGCCAGCGTCGCGCAGCTGTCGGCCGATAAATGGTTCAAGTCGGGTGTCACCCAGGCACAGTCGATCGTCGACGGCATTAATTCGATCATTAAAGACACTGAATTCGCGCTCAAATTCGTGGTCACTATTGAAGGTGCCGACCAACTCAGTGCGATGTTTGCCGAATACGTAAAAACAATCATGGGCGGCGGCACCGCAGGGCCGGTATTCAACCCGGCTGATTTCACCGCAGCTGCGAACATGGCCTTGGGTGCCCCAGCATCGGCCGACATGCTCAAAACCTCGAGCGTCACAATCAACGTGAACGGCGGCGACCCCAACCAGGTGGTTGACGCACTGCGCCGCTACCAACAGCTGAACGGGTCAGTGCCGATCAGAACGAGCGCCTGATGCCGTACACGCCGCCTACCGTCAATTACAGCGCCACAATCGACGGCACTTACACGTCGCTGACCGGGGTGCAATCAATTTCGATCAGCCGCGGCCGCCAACGCATCGCCGACCCATTCCCGCAGTCATCATGCGTCGTCGAATTGATACCTGCCAACAGTTACGCGCTGCCGCTGGCAATCGGTCAATTCATTGACGTGCGCCAAACAAACAGCGGCACCAGTCGGGCATTTTTTGCCGGTCGAATCACGGACGTTGAGCGGGTGTATGACATGCCGTATAACTCGATCACCGGCGCGGCACCAGGCGACCGAATCCGCATCACATGCACCGGCGGGACCGGCATCTTGGCGGCAAATTATTCGGCAGTAAGTTGGCCTGCTGGTTTCTTTGTCCTGGCAATCGGTTATTTGCAAAGCGCGTCAAATATCAGAATCCAATCGGAAAGTTCGGCCGCAACTGTGTCTGCCCAAACCCTGACCGCCGGGGCGTTGGACATTCTGAACACGCTTTTGAATACGTCTCAAAAAGTTGTCGACGATTCAGACCTTAAACGCATCACGACAACATATGGCGGCGAAGTGTTCGTCTACTCAAACAGCCCCAACGCTGTCACATTCTCGGATACGGGCAGCGGGTTCGCAATGCGCCGCGTTGAATTCTTGTCATCGGCGCAAAACACGTTCACCCGCGTAAACGTCAACGCGGCCGGGCTAGCAACACAAACCAGCACCAGCGGGTCAGCGCCCTACAACACGCTGAACATGTCGACGTACAACGGCAACACGGCCGATGCCCTGTCTCTCTCGAGCTACCTACTTTCGCTCAACTCAACGCAGCTGCAGGCCGCACCGAACATCATCAGCACCGACACCAACGTCGCAGCCACATGCACCGATCTGCTCTACCTTTGCCAAACCGGCCCGATCTACGGTTACGTCGGTTCTCCGGTCACCGTCACATTCCGCGGCACCACCACCACCGCAGCAATTCAAGGCGTATCGGGCGTGTTCTACCCGGACTACGCGGCCGTCACCGTCAACGTCGCGCCGTCGATCGGCACACCGTTCACCCTTGACTCAACCGTTTTCGGCATACTGAACACCAACAGACTGGGGTACCCATAAATGGCAGTAAAAACATTCGCGGCCGGCGACGTTCTCACCGCGTCAGACACCAACACATACCTAAACAACGGCGGCCTGGTTTACATCACGTCGGCAACGCTGACTGGCGTTGCAAACAGCGGCACAACATTTGACGGCGTATTCACAAGCACTTACGACAATTATCGGATTGTGACCGCAGGATTATTTGGCAGCACAACAGTTCAAAACATGATTTTTCAGTTTCGTTCGGCTGGGCCTGCAACCATGGCTTCTAATTACTACCACGGCGGTTATTACTGCACATTTACAGGGGGCACCGGTACGCAAACAGGAAACGCAACAGCCTCATGGCCATTCAGCAACATTGACAATGCAGGCGGAAAATGCGGCGGCGTAATGGATCTGCAATTCCCCAACAGCGCAACAGCGGGAATCCACACGGCTCAATGGCAAATTTTTAACAACAACGCATGGGTGTCGTATGCCGGACAGCATGGAACCGCTACCGCGGCAACAGGATTTATTTTGACCGTCCCGGCAGGCACTTTTACAGGCACCATTAGCGTATACGGATACAGAAAGCCATAACCATGACACGACCAAACGTTCCGTACCGTGACCAAAATGGCGATGTGCAACATCGAGCAATGACCGACGACGAATATGCCGAGCTGCTCGCTAGCGGCTGGACCGAAGAGGGAGAACCAACCGAATGATATTTCGCGCCGTTTTTGCGGCGCTGATACTGACAGCCGCGCTGACTGCATGCACGATTCAGCGTGTCCCGACGGACTGCCTGGCAGCGCCAGTCCCGACAGTCAGAACCAAAAACAAAGCGTTTGGGTATGTCCCAACGTCGATCGCTGAAAGGCCGCTAGCCCTGTCATGCTGAAAACATCGAAACCGCGTTACACGGAAGCACAACTCAACATTCGCCTGCGTTTCATCGTCGGCATCGTGCTGGCCGGTGTCCTGGCGTTCAGTGTCGGCATGATGCTCTACGGGTTACTTTTCGTTTATCAGGGCGAACTTTCGTCAGTCGATGCGGAATTTTTCAAGCTGTTAAATCCAGTGGTCATGTTCTTGACCGGCACCCTGTCGGGCGTAATGATCGCTACAGGCGGTAAAAAAGACAGCGACGGCGACGGAATCCCGGACAGCGAGGAAACCCAATGATCAGTTCACAGCACACAGTCACGACAACGGCGTCCGTGGTGATCGCCGCGGCCGAATCGTGGCGCACCGTCTACCTACACGTGACCGGCAACGGCGTCGTGTACCTGGGCGGCGCTGGCGTCACCAGTTCGACCGGGACAGCGACCGAAAAAGCCGCAGTCCCATTCCAAATGATTTTGCCCGCCGGCGAAACCCTGTATGCAGTCACGGCCAGCGCAACGGAAGATTTGCGCGTTCTCACCCCGTCAGCGTCGTGACCGGCAAATACACCGGGTGGAACGGCAACAGCACTGGCAAACTCGCCGGCACCGAAAAACTTGTCGAGCTGTTGTGCAAAACTTACGGTTTCACCAATTTGGGGACGTGGGGGATTCGCACAATGCGAGGGTCAGACCGGCCAAGCGTTCACGGCACCGGGCGGGCCGCAGACCTTGGCTGGAAAAACCCCGTCAACGCCGCCAAGGTCGCCCTGTGGTGCATTGACAATCTGCCCGGCCTCGAGGAATGGCACGACTATGCCGGCACCACGAAAAAGGGCTGTGAGACGTGGGGCCGCGGGTGGCGCATCGGTCGCGGGTGGAAGGATTACACCGAATTCGACAACGCCGGCACCCCTGGCGCATCGTCCCGCTGGTACCACTGGGAGATTGCGCCCGCCGTTGCCCTGGACGATCGGGCCATTGTCAAGCATTGGAAAACCTTGACCAAGCTTGATTTGCGGGTCGATTAACCCATTTCTGCCGAAACTGGGTCTAGGGTTTTTCTAATCCCGACGAAAGGCAGGAACCCATGCCCCGCATAAAGGCTTCAATCGAATGAGCCGCGCCGCCATTGTGGCGGCCCTGACAGCCTCTGTAGTGCTTTCTCAGCCGCCTAAAACCTCTTTTGCCCTAGACACCCCCTGCGCCCAATATCGGCCCGTGGCGGTCGCTGTGGGCTGGCCTCGCGCCGAACTCGATCAGCTCGAACGCATCTGTGTCAGAGAGTCGAAAGGGTTTGCCCGGGCATGGAACCGCGCCGACCCGTGCGGCGGGTCCTATGGCATCATGCAGTTAAACGCCTGCAACCTGTCCTGGCTGAAGGCGGCCGGTGTAGTGCGTCACGACATGCGCGAAATGTGGAACCCGCGGCGCTGCCTAAAAGCCGCCCTGGCGTTATGGAAACGTCACGGCTGGGCACCCTGGCACGGGCAATCGCACACCCCCTAGCCAAAGTGTGTTATGTTCCCAACACCTATCCCCGACAATAGGAGTAACCAATGAACCCTGACGAAACCGTCATGCGGGCTATAGCGCGAACAGCGTTTGCCCAACGCATTGACATGAGCATGCAGGAAACCATTGACGCACTGTGGCCAATCGCCCAAGACGTAGCAATGGAAAACGGCACCCAATATGCCGCGATACGCAATGCGATCGCCTGGCTCGAGGTGCTGCGCAATGCTTGAGAAACTGGCAGTAGCCGCAATTACCGTCACAATCATCGTGGCGGCCTTTGTGCTTATCTACGACATTTTGACCAGCACCGACGACCCGCACCACCGTTACGAATAGAAAGGCACCCCGACATGCCCGGATACATTTTTGACCCGAACAAATGGGAAGAGGACACACTGTTCGCACTTCCCAAACCCGACCTTGAGCGGCCACACGCCCCGTGGCGGCGCGACGCAAAAGACACAAGTCGCAAAGCCGGCCAGGACGCGCTCGGCCGATCAGGCACCCAACGCCGCAAGATTTACGATGCCGTGTTTTTGGCTGGCAGCCGCGGCCTCACCAATGACGAAATCGGCGCAAAACTGCAGCTGCCGCCACAGTCGGTTTCTGCCCGTGTGAACGGCCTGGTGGCCGACGGTCTTTTATACGATTCCGGCCAACGCC